AGCGAAAGCGCTGCGTAAACTGCGCCACCCGAGCCGCTCTGAAGTGCTGCGTAGCTTCCTCGACGATTAATCTCGCCGCATAAGCATAAACGCCACCGCAAGGTGGCGTTTTTCTTTATAGTCCCCGTCTGGCCAGGGCGTCATTCACTTCCCGATACGCCTCCACCAGTTTATCCAGCGTAATCCGGCTTAACCCGCTGGGATTCGGCAAAACCCATATTTGCGTCGCGCCAATAGTCAGCGTTTGTTTTCCCCACTGCGCCCCACGCTGGCTGAGGCCCTGCTCAAATGCCTGCTTCCCAAGGATTGCGAGTCCGGCGGGCTGATACTCTTCTATTTTCTCAATGAGCTTACGACCGCCGTTGCGCATCTCCTGTAACTTCACTTCATTGGCTTGCACCGTCGGTCTGTCGACAAATTTAGTCACGCCGCAACGGAAGTCCAGCAAGTGTTGTGCCTCTTCGGGTTTGAGCTGGCGATCGGTAAATCCCGCCTGATGGATGACCTTCCAGAAGCGATTAGCGGGATGTGCAAAGGGGAATCCTGTACCTGCGGAAGACAACCCCGGATTGATGCCGCAAAACACCACCCGCAGCCCCGGCGCCAGTATGTCCTTAACCATAATTACTCCCATCAATACATCAGAGGAACAAGTATAACGGACTGAAAATACATTGTTTATAAAAACAGCATCCGTACGCTTATGTCTGGATTGCAACGCGGAGTTACTTTATAATCCACCGCCACGGCCCCTTAGCTCAGTGGTTAGAGCAGGCGACTCATAATCGCTTGGTCGCTGGTTCAAGTCCAGCAGGGGCCACCAAATTTATGTAGTAAAATCATATAATTAAGCCACTCAAACGAGTGGCTTTTTTATTGCCACGATTTTGAGTGGCGATAAAATGGCGGTTGATTTCTTACCCTCAAACCTTCGCATATAAAAAAACCCGCACATAGCGGGTTCTATCTAAAGCCAAGGTAAGGGACTTTGTCCACCAGAAGATGGGTGCGGGGGGGCAGGAAGAACGATGCCCGGTGTTACGATATAGCGCTCTACTGACTCCATGGTCACGAAAGTGCAGCTACAATTTATATTAGTGCATTGGTGGTAGCGTTCTTTCGTGTTTTCGCTTAAATAGCGACTTGTACGCGCATGCGCCGCATACTGGCACTTTGGACAATGAAACATACACACCCCAATAACTCACAATAAGTGAATTAATAATACCCAGTAACTCATTATTTGTGAATAAGTTTATTCCCTACCCCTCGGCCTCGTACTCTACATCAGATAGCATAACCTCAAGCTCCACAGCCGTCGTGAAGCCATTCCCGCCGAGGTTATGGGTCACCTTACTGATTATCCATGACTGGTCGTCTATGACGCTCTTAAAGCCTGTCACCCTGACCGGCATTTCTGGATAAATATCTTCACGACCGGTAGCCAGTGCAATAGAGAACTCAGCAACGCCGCGCTGCAATTTATCCCACTTTGCATGAGCCGCGCGCATCGCTTGCGCCTTTGTCGCGTAAATGGTCGTCAGGGCGAAAACGTTGTCAGCCTCACCGGCCATATATTCACCCTCGCGGGCTTCCTGCTCTTTCTGCTTTTTCGCCGTGGTCTTACTGCTCACCGGCTTTGCTTTTGGGTGCTGCAACGCTCGTAGGTGTTGCTCTTTGGGTTTTCGCTTTAGCTTGACCGCTTGCTTTTGCTTCGCCGGTTTCGGGTCTTTGGTGTGCAGCCATTTAGCCGTAACACCGGTATAAGCGCCACGGTCAGCAATAGCAAACTGATGCCGGTCGCCGTCGCTACGCTGAATGGTAATTTGAGGAATCGCTTTCCCGCTGGCCGTGGTGCCGCTTCCCGCTTTGAGCATCATCAGCTTACCCGCCTTGACCGATACCGCGCCGCCGTTACGGTCAGCGAGCCGACCCAGAAAAACGGCGTCGGATTCCTGAGACTGGTCGATGTGCGGAATCTGGATCCCCGCGAGAGAATCAACAACACAGGCAGTTAATTTGTTTCGCTCTGCTATCGCATTAACTATCGCGCCGAGCGTGGTGTCGTGCCATGACTCTTCTCGACGAGAATTGAGCGTACCGCGAAAATCGGCACTACGTGCGCGAATGGTCACCGTATCAGGTGCGCCTCGATGCTCCACCTCATCGACGGTAAAACGCCCCTTATTGACCAGAGAGAAACCTTTCCACCCGAGATACAACGACAGCACAGCGCCGCGAATCGGCAACGCGACCAGCCCGTCAGTATCGTCGAGCTCAATATCGAGCTGGTCGGCCTCAAATCCCCGGTTGTCCGTCATCGAGAGGTTAATCAGCCGGTCACTGATATTGCCGGTGATATCTGTGCTTTCCAGCGTCAGCATAAAATCAGGCGTCAGTGTGGCACCCGCGCTGGTGATAATATCCAGCATGATTACGCCCCCACCATCGACAGCAGATTGCCAGCTTTACCGACCAGACTCTCGGCCTGTTTGCCGATATCGCCATACACCGCCCCGAGCGACTCATCGACACGGGTCAGGGACAGCGTGAAACTGATTTTTCGTGGCGACCCATCGTCAAAAAATACCGCGCCAGTCTCTGAAACATTGCTGACAACAAACATCCCGTAAATCGTCCCTGTCCCGGAAATAAGCGGCCATGCGCGCCCCTGCTCGGCCATCGTATACAGCGCCAGCATTGAGAACCGACCGCCGGTCAACTCAGGGTATAAATCACCGCTCAGGGTGATTTTGTCTTCACCCTCGCCGAGATACTGAAAAGCGTCACGCTTCCCGACGCGAGAGTTAGACGTCCAGCTATAATCCGCGCTGCGCTGCATGCTCTGATAGGGCAGCGTTTGACGCATAAAAACAAACATACCGAGTGCCAGCATCATAATCAGTCTCCTTAGTCATGCATCATGCTTGCGCGGGCTTTGGCGCGCTTCTCGCGTTCATACTTCTCTAATGCATCCTGCAAATCATTACCCAACCGACCGCCCGGCATACCATTACCCGGCACGGTGATTTGATAGGTTGGCCGACTCTGGTCGATGTAGGTTTTACCGGCGGGTGCCGTGACCGGCTGATAGCTGTTATATGAGCTGATTGCCGGGCTGTAGCCGTTCTGCGTCGCCGCATTGGCTTTCGCTGCTGTCTGGTCAAGCGAGCTGGATTCTTTGCTGATGATGCCGAGTTTCTCGAGCACCCAATCAATACCGCTTCTCAGTTTGTTAAAGGCATTAAGCGGCATCAGCAGCGCATCGGCCAGCGTCTGACCGAACATAACCCCAACATCACGACAACTGTTGAGCGTGTCCTGAGTTGCTTTCACCGGCGCTATCAGGTCTTTAAACCACTGCCAGACGCCGCGAAGTTTTTCACCGAGACCGTCAAAGATGGGAGCCAGTGGCGCGAACATTTCCCCGACCGGCGCAAAGGCACTCATCAGCCCCTCGATAACACCGCCGAAAAATGCGCTGATAGGCTCCCAATATTTGCGGATAAGCAGCGCTCCAGCGACAACAGCCGCCGCTACCGCCACGACAGGCCACGTAATAGCACCAATAGCCGCAATGACCCCGCCACTGATTGTCGTAAAGACCGCACCAAGCGCACCAGCCGCCGCAATGATGGCGTTAATGCCAGTAATTACCGGCCACGACACAAGGCCAATGGCACCAATTACCCCCACAATGCCGACAGCCGACGCCGTAATGACACCCAGCGTGGTGGCAAGAGATTTGTTCTTTTGGATCCAGCTATCGAGCCTCAATACATACCCTGTCGTCGTTTGTACCAGCTTTCTTAATGATGACTCTTGCTGGTCAAACAGGTCGGTTCCTACCGCTTCATACGCAGACTGAAACTCTTTAAAGTCACCGCCGAGGTTATCCTGCATGACCTTCACCAACTCAGCGGTTTTGCCATCCGATGCTTTAAGGGAAGCGGTAAGCTGGTCTAATTTCCCGCTCGAGGCAGCGGTCATGAGTACCGCAGCAGACGAGCTGGCCTCTTCACCGAAAATGGTTTTCATGTATTCGGCGCGCTGGCCGGTGCCGAGGTTGTTTTTATCAAAACTCCGCTGCATTTCTTTCAGGATGGTAAATATTGGGCGCGTGTTCCCCTTACCATCAGCCGTTTTGACGCCGAGCTCTTTAATGGCGTCATACGCTTTGCCTGTTGGAGCCTGTAGGCGACTTAATACGGCACGGCTCCCCGTACCCGCCATCGAGCCCGTAATTTTTGCATCATGCAGTGCGCCGACCATTGCGGCTGTTTCTTCGATGCTGACCCCGGCATTTTTCGCCACCGGCGCGGCATAAGTCAGCGCATCACTCAGGCCGTCAAAGTCGGCGGCGGTTTTGTTCATCGTCATCGACAGAACATCACCGATATGGGCGACCTTATCGTTTGAAAGCTGGAAGGCAGAGCGCATCCCCATCAATAACCCGGCGTTCTCTTCCATCGTTCGACGGTTTGCGAGCGCCATATCGAGCGTTACGGGGGTAGCGGCTTGAATAGCCGCGGTATCACCGCCAGCCTTTGCAATAATAATCTGAGCACCGGCAGCATCATCAGCCGACGCTGCGGTGTTGTCGCCGAGTTGGCGCGCCTGTTTGCGGAGCGCAACCATATCAGCTGAGTCTTTGCCGACACCGAGAACAGCCTGTAACTCAGAGTTTTTCTGAGCAAAATCATAACCGGGCTTCATCAGTGCAACACCGGCAAGCGCTCCAGTCGTTGCCATACCTACCCCGGCAGCGCCCATCGATGCCGCATTTCCAGCTAGTGCCTTTCCTGCCTGATAGCGTTTTTGCACTGCGCTTAGCTTCGCCTGTTGCGCGCTGACTCGCGCTAGTGCTTCACGCTGGCGGTTTAACTGTGCTGTTGTTTGGCTGATATTATTTTTCAGCCGGTTTTCATCATTTGTCAGATTCCGGGTATTAATTCCGGCCTTGCCTAGCTCAGTTTGCTGGCGTTTTACCGACTGCGTGAGGCTGTTGTATTTCGTCTGCAAGCCATCAGCAGCGCGTTTTGCTGACTCCAACACTCTGGCCTGTGCCGCCGTAGGGCGTTCTGTATTTTTAAACTGCACCGCCAATGCTTCAGCTTCTTGCTTCGCTTTTCCCAACGCCTGACCGGTTACCGCCAGTTGCGCGCTGGTTTTCCGAAAACCGTCGATTTTCGATGCCTGACCATTCAAATCACGCAGGGATTGTTGAGTCGTGCGGATATCACCAGACAGCGATTTACTCGCTGTCTGGATCGCTTTAAAAGGTCGGGTTGCTTGGTCGACAGCTTTCAGGAGCACTTCGAGTTTTAGATTATTACTCATTCGTGTTTCCGCTTCGCTGTAGCGCTTTTTCGCGCCAGTTGATGAGCTCGGTCAGGCTCATGGGATAAAGGTCTGATGGCGACCAGTGGAAAATAACCGCTATGTCAGCCATCAGGTCATCGACCGAGAGTTTCTCGGGGAAGTCTAAACTGCCGAATTCGGTGACAAAAAACCGACCACCTTACCGGCGAGTTCGACCATATCAGGCAGCTCCATTGCGGCGCATTCCTGCGGCGTCAGTGGTGGGATAGTCATTCGTGGCAGCACTTTAATCAGCGCATCAACGTCAGAGTTCGCAACAGCCGCCAGCCCCACCCCACGAAGAGTGCCAGCAGTAGGTTTTAACAACGTGATTTCAGTAATGATCTGTTCGCCACGCTTAATCGGGTTATTCAGGGTGACGATATTTTCGTTAGTTTTTTCCATGATATTTTCTCTTTAAATTCAGGTTTCAGGATGACCGGCCAGCCGCGCTGACCGGGGCAGAAATTACAGGCCGATGTTTTTGCGGTGCTCTTCCAGCATGTCTTTGCCGTTCACCATTTCGACGAGGTTCACGGTGTCTATTTCCACCAGTTCAGAGCCGTTCATCGTCAGCTTGAAATAGGTACATGCGAGCGAGATTTTCGATTCAGTGTCTTCGCCCTGTTTGGCTTCTCCGAGATCGATTTCTTTCTGACGGCCACGGAGAACAACTTCTACCGGTACGGTCTCACCGGTGTCATCACGCTGGTAAGACCCGGCAAAACGCAGCGGCACGGACGCCGCGCCGGTGGCAGCGTATAACGACCAAATGGCGTCATCAGGGAAGCCACCGAGCGAGATTTCAGCCGACAGCGCATCATCATCGAGGCCGAGGTCGACGGGTGCCGAGCCATTCATCCCGCCGCCGCGATAGTTCTCGAGCTTGCGGGTTAATTTCGGCAGCGTGACGGACTGCACGACGCCGAGATAACTCACCCCGTCAATAAACAGGTTCATGAGTTTGAGCTTGCGCGGTAATGCCATTTGTCAGGCTCCTTATTTGCTGTTGACGGACGAAATCAGATTCGCGAGGTATTTGTCGGTAATGCGCTGACGCAGGGTTAACTGTTCGAGCGGCGGCACCGGCGTATAGTCATAATCGATAAGCAACTGACCGGCCTTTAAGGTCTCTTTGCTGTTGGCCTCAGCATCAAACCAACACGTCGCATCGATGATGTAACCACCGCTTTTCAGCTCGCGGAATTTCGCATTAATACCGTCGATAATGTCGCGAATAAGGGTCGCGGTGATGGGCTTATCAACCGCCCACATATGACCCTCGGCCATCGTATCGGCGATGATTTGCGCGGTGCGGGTGTAGTTCTCAAACTGGAACAGTGGATCATCGGAGCAATTACGGTTACCCCAGAAGCGGAAACCATCGGCACGAATCAGCGTCGTGATACCGGCCTCATTCAGCAGGTCGGCATCGGTGCCGGATTCCTGCAAATCCCAAAAGACCGAGGCACTGATGCCGGTGACACCGTTGACGCCGACGTTTGACAGGGTTTTATGCCACCCGGTGTCATTGTCTATTTTGGCGCGCAGCCCCAGCGCGATCGCGGTTGAATAGCGGGTTGTTGTCGCGTTGGCGGTGGTGTCCCACCCGAGGAAGTCAGGCCAGATAATCATGAGCTCACGGGCGCTGAAGTTTTCACGGTAGGCGATAACGTCAGAAATGGTTTTGCAGCCCCACGCGCTGACGTAGGCAAAGGCGCGCAGCTTCTGAGCCACGGACGCAAGCGCGGTCGCCACCTCCTGAGTATCGAGACCCGGCACACCGAGAATACGGGGTTTCACGCCGGTGACCGCTTTCGCCGTTAACAGCGCTTTCAGCCCGGTGTATTTGCCGTTCTCATCCGTGGTGCCGATGATGTTAGAAATGGTTTGTGCCTGTGCCTCTTCGTCGTCACCGGCCCCCTCTGCAACGCGCACGACCACAACAACCGGTTTTGACTGGTCGGCGATGGCCTGTAAAGATTTTGCTAAGGTGCCTTTGGTACCGGCTTTCGCAATGGCGTTTTGTGGACTGGTAATCAGTACCGGCTCATTGAGCGGGAACATATCGGCGTCAGCATCGCTGGCCGTGCAGACCATGCCGACAACCGCTGTTGATACGGTCGAGATTGTGCGCGTTCCGTCGTTAATTTCGACGACTTTGACGCCGTGATGAAAATCACTCATCCGTTTTAACTCCGTTAGTGGGGGTGAGTGATATTGTCTGGTTTACGCCTGTATGCGGCTATTTGTCAGGGTTCAGCGGTGTCTGACACAACGGGATTAGTCGCCGGGAATTTTTTATACAGCGTCGATATACCCACATCAAAAATCATCGCGACGCGCTGGCGGGATTCTCCGGCCGCAATCAGTCGCCCAGCCTGATCCCATTCGTCGGATGTTAGTTTTGGCCTACGTCCTCCGATTCTTCCCTGTGCGCGAGCTGCATCAAGACCGGCGCGAGTTCGTTCGACAATTAACTCGCGTTCCATTTCTGCGAGCGCGCCCATGATGTGGAAAAAAAAACGCCCCATCGGTGTTGAGGTATCGATACTGTCGGTTAGGCTTCGGAAATTAACGCCGCGCTGGCGAAGTTCTTCGGTCATCGAGACAAGATGCCGCATGCTACGACCGAGCCGGTCGAGTTTCCAGACAACCAACGTATCACCGGCCTGAAGTCGCTTTAACGCGCGATTGAGCCCTGGTCTATTGGTGGATTTACCGCTGATTTTATCCTCGAAAATTAGCTCACATCCCGACCGTTCCAGCGCGTCACGCTGTAGCGCGGTGTTTTGTTCGTTTGTTGATACGCGCACATAACCAACCAGCATCTTTTTTCCCTCATGCAAAAGCCGGAATGATGCCAGTTGAGGCTGAAACCTGCATTTTCTTAAACGTTGGTTTGGGAGAGGTCGCCTTGGCAGGCGTCATGAGCGCTGTTTTATCTGATGGAGGAAGGCTGACATTGCCAGTAATTATTAATGGCGCACGCCGCGAAGTGCTCATCCAGTGGGGGCAAATGCCCTGTTCTAATCTGGCAACAACCACAACAGCATTCCCCGTGCCGTTTCCCTTTACTTGCCTGAAAGTAGTGGGGTGGGGTTATCAAGTTGCCGGGTCAATACAGGCGTATGCCGTGTTAAATGGTTTTAACCGCAACAGTTTTACGTGGAATGCATTTTATGCACCGGCGGGTTCTGCTCCAACGCTGGCTACAGCAGCAGCCGTTAACATCCACTACATCGCGATAGGGTATTAATATGAGTTACATCTTTTCAGCCACTGATAACGCTTTTTACCCTCTTTCTATGCGACAGCAATATGCTGACGCCGGAACATGGCCTGAAAATGGAATTCAGGTTAGCGATGACATTTTTAATGAATTTACCGCCACTCCTGAACCGGGCAAAATGAGAATTGCAGGTAGTGACGGTCTACCTGCATGGAGTGATATTCCTCCTCCCAGCCATGAGGAATTGATCGCCATCGCAGAACAGGTGAGCCAACAACTACTGACTCAAGCTGATGCAGTAATGCTCGACTGGCGAACTGAGTTGATGCTGGGCGAAATCAGCGACGCCAACAGAGCTAAACTGTCGGCGTGGATAGCTTATAAAAACGAGGTTAAGGCGGTTGATGTGACATCTGCCCCTGAGCACATTAGCTGGCCTGTTCCACCGGAGGCGTAGGCCATTCGATATCAGGTGCTGTTGAAGTATCAACGCGCATTAACAGCACTCTGTATTTTTTCCATTCAGCAAGCGAGGCGATTTCTTCCGTCGTCGCAATCTCCGCATCAGCAGCATCCTTTCGCCAGGCAATTTCAGAGTCCGCCCGCGCACGTAAATCACGTCGTGTCTCCTCAGCCTGAGCGACCAGTTTTTCAGGTGACGGAGGAGGAATATCAACCCATACCGGATAACCCTTGTTATCCGTTCCGAGCATTTTCCCTTCCGGCGGGTACTGGCTATAAACAGCCATTACCTCATCGTTCACATCGGTGGCATGTTCCGGCCACGTTCCGGCAGAAATATAGGCTTCTTTTAGTGCTTCCGGGTAAAAAACGCCCTGATAAAATTTATTCATAAATACCCCACAGCGAAGAAACAGCAATCTTCCACAGCACCGGCTGGCGCCCAGTTTTGGATACTGATTTGAGAACGATTGGCTATCCTGACGTTCATTGACTGGCTGTAGCCCGACGTTGCCCTGCATCCCATAGCCCACAATCCGCCGGTAGGAAACGCGTAGGGCAGATTGTAAGCAGTATCTTCCCCGCCGCGTGTCTGAATGGTTCCCCATTGCAGCATTATCTTTACCGGATTATCTGTGGTTGCGAGACACGGAATATACAAATAGCCATTTCCACCGGCGAAGAAAGTGAAATGTGATGCACTCAACACCTGGCCTTTACCTGTTCCCATTGATGCCAGTGCAGCCGAGCCAAGCTGCAGGGCATTCCTGAAAGCAGCCACATTCTGAATATCACCCCCGTTTGCACTTTGCTGCATCGCTCCAGCGGCCTGTTTTACCGTTTCTTCCAAACCAAGGTTTTTGAGAACCTCGGCAACCAATCCGGCATCGGCCATTTCTTTGAGTGCGTTCGCAATCAACGGGTATTGCTTATGCGGGTTAGCCTTTTCCTCATGAGCTTTCATGAGCTTGTCGGCGTAACTCTTAACCTCGATGACTGCATCATCGACATATTTACGGGTTGCCAGCACAACTGACGGGTCGATTTTTAAGGTGATCGCCGACGTGCTCGAGACAACGAGAATCATGCGAATAGTCTGCGTTCGACCGCTACCCTCGGCCAGTAACGGCTTATAGGTTTCCGGGCAGTTGGCGACAGCAATCAAAATACCAGCGTCATCATAAAGACCAATTTCACGGATGAAGAAACCACCCTCATTTTCAGGAATGATTTGCTCGGCAATAATCTGACCTGCGTCGTTGGCATCCACGCCCAGTGAGTTAATCGGCGCAATACGGGTCTGGTTAATGAGCTTCGTCTGAGCCGGGTCAGGGGTCGGCAATGTGCCGTTCCCGTCACCGACGGCCATTTGTGTGATATTCAGTTTGGTACCGAGCGCGGTCGCGTTTGCCAGTCGCGCTGCGCCCTGAGTGGTCAGGATGGCAAAATATTTAGTCGTCATGCGCTTACTCGCAGGTTATCAATCAGATGAATGGCCGAAGCCGGATAAAACTCACCACCAACGACAATTTCCCCGGCGGCATAGGGATAAACAGTTAACAGGTCGCCGTCATAGCAGCTTGCGCCCACATAAGCGCGCCCGGTGGTGCTCAGGCTGATAGCGAGCCCGGTCAGATGTCGGCTGGCCGGTTTTGCCCCTTCAATCAGTCGCTCGAGCTCGAGGTACATCTCATCGGTGATGCCTGTCTCGAGTACGCCCACAACAAGCCGGAAAGTTCCGGGCTCTTCGTTGAGCTCCCACCACTCCTTAACCTCAATCAGATAGCCCAGCGGCTCCACCACGCGCCGTAATGCGGCGATAGTGCCTTTATGGGCATGAACGTAAAACGCGGAGGCGATAACGCTGCGTTTTGTCGCCTCCGGCCAGCTCTCATCCCACCGGTCAACCGAAAATGCCCACGCCAGATACGGCAGCAGCCGCACCGGGCAGGTGCGCCAGTTCCACAAAGTGCGAAGCGGTACCGGCACACGCTCAATATCTGCGGCCGCGCGGGCGGCGGCGACCTCCAGCAGCGATGAGCCAACGGGCAACAGTCGGTTATTACTCATCGGCCCCCCCGTCAGCGATGTGGTATTCGGTGCAACAGGATGCCTGGTATTTACTGAGCACAATGTCAGCGAGTGGCGCGGCGAGCTCGACACGCTGCACACCTTCGACATGCAGGGCGGCATAGATGGCCGACTGACGAATGTCCCGGCCCAGTCGCTGTTGTGCGCTGATGTATGCCTTCAGTTTTTCCTCTGCGGCCTGACGGATTGGCTCGGCCTCCGGCCCCGGATAAAAATACAGAGTTGCATCAATCTGATACGGCACGATTTCAGCACTCTGTACCGTCACCCGATCGCCAACCGGGCGCACCTCTTCAGCGTTTAGTGCTTTTTCAACGATGGTCAGCAGTTCACCGGATGCGGTGCCGTCATCCTCGCGTGAAAGCACCGTGATGGTCACACAGGCCGGTGACGGGCTGACAACCGAGATATCGGCGACACGACCGTCGGCGCTGCGACCGTGGTATTCATATGCGCCGACCGGGCCAGCCACGCTGAGTCCTTCATAAGCCTGTTGTGCACGTAACCGTAAATCGGTATCAGATTCCATGACGGCGGGTGTCGGCGGGATAGTGCTGTCATCGGCGGGCGTCACAATCTGTCGCGCGGTGTTGTTGTTTCCGGCCATCACATCGAGGTCGTTATTACTCGCGTAAGCCAGTGTGCAGCCTTTCGCCGCATCGTTCACACGCTGACGCCAGATAACCTCCCGATAGGCGTTTTCCTCCAGATACTTCACCAGTGGCTCAGACTCAAGGGCGAGAGTACGCGCAACAGCGTCCTGTTGTTCTTCAGGGTAAAGCGAGACCAGCGTCGCTTTGCGTTCCGCGAGAATGGTCTCAAAATCCAGCGTTTCCACGACGTCAGGCGCGGGGAGCTGGCTCAGGTCGATGTTTGCCATAAATTCAACTCACAGGAATAGTCAGTGACAGGGTTTTGCCGGTGTCCCGGGTCTCGCCGGTCAGCTCAACAACCATCTGGCCGTTAAACTGGCGCTCGACCGTCAGCGAGCTGATGCTTATGCGCGGCTCCCACTTCAGCAGCGCCATATAACAGGCGCACATAATTTGCAGCCTCAGCGCGTCGGTCTGCGGCATATCAATCAGGGAGAACAGCAGCGAGCCATAATCACGACGCATCACGCGAGAGCCGACCGGTGTGCGCAGAATGTCGCCACAGCTTTGACTGATGTGCTCGGCGTCGGTGATAGCGCGCCCGGTCTCGCGATTCATGCCGATATAACGGGTCGTCATTTCGTGCCCTCCGTCCAGTCGTCACCGCGCTGAATGCCGCCGTGACCGTGCTTGTCTACCGCTACACCGTTTGATTTGAACGTGCCGCCGGTGTGCTCGATATCGCCGCTCATCGTGCCGCCTTTGGTGACCTCGAGCGTCGCGGTCGTCAGCTTGTTGGTGCAAACGACTTCAGGGGTATCGAGGGTGATGCGGGTCTCAGCTTTCACCGTCACCAGTGGTACCGCCACGGCGATGGAATCCGACGCCGTCACGTCTGCGGTTTTAATGCCGCTCACGGTCAGTGCGCCGGTCTCCGGCTCGTACTCGATAACCGCCCCATCAGGAAAGGTGATGTGAAAGGCATCAGCCGACGCCGACGGCGCGGGGTGGTCATCGGAGAAAATACTGGGCAGCACAAAAGCGGTATCGAGCTCACCACCCACGGCCAGCAGTAAAACCTGCTCGCCCACAGAGGGAGCCCACCAGACACGTGAGCGACCGGCGCGAGCCGTCAGCCACTGAAGCCAGTCGGTAACGATGCCGCCCGTCTGGACACGACAACGCCCGTCATCGAGATCGACTTCGACAATGACGCCGGTGCGTATCAGGTTGCGAAGGAGGCGTAAAGCGTCCTGAAGAGTTGCGCGAGTATTCATACACGGAAGGATGCCGCCCAGTGCTCTGAGCGGCAATTAGTACCAGTTTGTTCGCAACTGATACAACAACGTTAGAACGAGCAGGGTGAGTTACGAAACAGTGATGTTTTTAGTGAGTCGTATGGGCTCCATAAGCTCAGTGCTAATAATTTTTATTGTTATTTCTCCGGTGCCGGGTTTAATAGGGACTATTGCTATTGAGTCAAATTCTATTTCAAGACTTTGAAGTAATTTATTGCATCGCAATGTAACGACATTACCTTCCCGTCGGACCCAGTGGTTGGCATTTAAAGGTATTCTTTTAATTATACTTTCGTAATTGTTACTTGACCCATATAAACCACTAGTCACCATGTTGGCATGATTTTCTCTTATATATTTAGTTAGATGCCTAAGCATTGGGTTTGCTCCCTTGTCCCTAGTAGCTATTTCTATAGGTGACTCGGGGATGGTGATTTCAGGTTTAATTATATAATTTTCTTCATTACTGTCATTCACAATGGTAACGAAATCAGGGAACGCTATGTGAATATGAATATCAGTTGCTGGTTTTTTTCCATCATTTAACAGTGATGGGCTTAAGGTTATAGCGTTTTTAGAATAGTTCTCGTACCTCAATGTCTGATTGTTATAGTTATCAACCTCTTCATCTGTAGGGATTTGTGAGTTGTATTTTTCAATCATTGCTGGAGTGACATACATAGAAAGACTTTCTGAAATATCGCCCATGCTCAGCTTTCTGATGTACCCTTGCTCCATTATAGCTGGTATGTAGCTAAGGTTAATATCATCATCAGAGAAAAATAGTTTTAATATCGGTTTTTCGTGCTGAAGCAGGCTTTCAAACTCTCTAATCTTTTCTCTTAACTTCCTGTTCTCCTGAGAGAGTTCTGCCAACTCCTCAGATATTTCCTTGCTTATTAAGTTATCACCGCGACTCCAACCCACTCGTGGGTTTCGCATCATAACCTTAGGCAAGGCAATCGCTACTTTTGTTGCCAAATCATCGATTGATTCCCAGAAGTCACACATTTTATTAGCTTTTGCTTTCTCAATGAAACTATTCAAACGCTGTTCATTCAGAGGGTTGCTTTCACGTTCGTGCGCTTTTGTCCCTACATCTCTATTTCTGATGAAGGCTAAAACTGGAATATTTAATGATTTCGCGTAGTCATACTCCATCTCTGTATAGCTAATGCCTTCAGATGAAATGCTGCCATATTTATGCCCAATTATAATTACATAATAGTCGCTGGCATCTATAGTCTCTCTAATTATTTCCCATTGTTCAGAGTCGTCGGCGCTAAACATCTCCATGCCAACAGGAAAATGATACAAACTAAGTACTGTTTCAATAATTTTCTTACGTGCTTCAATTAGATCCACATAAGTTGAACTTACGAACACCTGGTATTTTTTATTTTCCATAACCCTTCCCCCGGTAGTATGGAAAACAAAATACCCAAAATAAGCTGTAAAATCCAGTTGGAGAGTACCTAGCTTAATGATTTAATGATCATTTCTTGTATCACAATCACATCATCAGATTCAAAACCAATAAGAGGTCTGGCGTCGTACTGTACCGGTTTGCTGTTTTGCCCAGGCTTATCCTTGAGGCCGTACTGATGCACATTCACCATCCGTTGCACCTTGCCGGTAAACTCCACGATCGCCGCATCATTTCCCGCCGTTGCTTTCATAAAGCGACTGGTGCGGAGCTTGGCGAACATTTCCCGCTTCACTCGGCCTTTCTTCGCTTTCACCGGTTGGCGTTTTCTGGCTGCGTAGGGAGTGCCGTCGGGTGCTTTCTGCGTTTTAATCCGGCGCTGTTGTCGGGTTCGCAAGTTCTTCGCGATATCTGCGGCCATCTTGCGCCGAGCAGTCGGGGAGAGCGCCGCAATCAGACCCGCGAGCTTATCGTCGAACGGTTTAAAATCATTCATACGAGCGGCTCAGGTGGCTGAGGTTCCGGCACGGTCTCGATATGCAGTTTATCCCCTTCCTCTTTGACGAGGGTGCGCTCGGTCAGCATCAGGCTGATACTAACATCGGTGCTGTCGTTGTTGTTGATATCGGCAAAATAGGTGAATCCTTTTTTACGCCCCTCATCAGTGGTCATAATGTCGGCCTGATGGATGCGCAGCCATGCCTGAATCGGCACAAGCAACAGCTCGATATCGCCGGTGAAGTCAGTCACCACCACATTGAGCGTGTATTGATTTTCGAACGACAACGACGCCGCCAGCGTGGAGGCGAGTTTCCCATTATCGATAAAGATGCGCATCATTTCGGGGTTACGTGCCAGCACCGGCACGGCGTCAGTTAATGCTTTTCGCAGACTCTTCGGCTTGTACATCGATTTTATCCTGACAGTTTTTCACGGTTCTGACCTGAAGCGCACAGCGCTCGAGGGCGCTTTCGAGCTGGCGTATATCCGCGCTCAGATCGCCATTTTTAGCCGGGTCACTTCCCGGCATCGGGCAGAGACTGACCCTCGGGCATGCGTTGTAAACAATCACCGGCGTCGGCACAGGCGGTGCGTCGGTGCAACCGGCGCACAGCATCAGGCAAATCAGCGCTATACCAGCGGCGAAGCTGTTCATTTTCATTGAGTAACCTCGTTATGGTCTGTTCTCGACGTTGCGCTCGCGCTCCGGCATCGATGAGCTCACCGCGCAGTAAAACCTGAGCGGTTTCTTTTTCATCACTGATGCGGCTGGCGGTTTTGAGCTGGCTTTTCAGCATAGTGATCGTCGTTTTTTGTTCCCCGGCGACTTTGTTCGCCCGTTCAAAGGAGCGGGTCAGGTTGGTGTTTTCGTGGCGCATCCAGAACAGCCCGGCCACGGCCAGCACTAACAACACAATCAGCGTTTTCATTACGCCCCCTTCAGGCAGTAAGCGCGCTCGCGCAAGCGGCGATTTTCGAGCCCGGTACTACGGACACCATTCACAAACACCCAGCGGGTGAGCTGGTCGCAGGCTTGCCACCATTGCCGGTGCTTCAGGTGATAAACCAGTGTTGAGCGACAGGCCGCACCGGTGCCGACGTTAAAAGCGAAGCTAACCAGCGTGTCATAGACCGGCTGCGGCATTTCCTCCGGCACACAGACCGCGAGCCGTTTCTCAACGTTCAGCACGTCGGCGACCAGATTCGCGGCGGCTTCCTTCTCGGTGATATCCCGTTTTGGTACCACCCCGGCAGTGTGGCCGATGCCTGACGTCCACACACCCGCGCTGCACTGGTAAGGGCGCAACCGGCAGCCCTCGAGGTCGGCAATCAGCGCGAGCCCCTCCGGCGAGGTGTGAAGCAAACGGAAATCAGGCACCAGTGCCGCCAGCGCCAGCACGACGGCCACACTGCAACGTTTAACGAATGAGCCCACGAATAACCCCCTTATCAATCCCCATCGAGACGAGATAGCGGTATTTCTTGCGCTGGTACCAGAAATTCACCAGCGCGGTGAAAATGGCGCAGCCACCCCCGACATAAAGCGCGAGCCGTTCCGGCGTTTGCGTACCGAAATACGCCAGTAAAACGGACATCCAGTAGGTCAGAAAGGTCGTGATTTTTTCCACAGTCAGTCCCATAGATTTACGGTCTCCGATACTGGTGCGGCGTCGACTTCAGGCAGACTGACCGCCGTGCCGTGCGGCAGGACGACGCCCAGCTCGGCGAGACCCGGATTAGCCTTTAACACCGCCTCGACCGCACCCTCAGTGCGCCCGTAATGGCGCTGACATAACGTGTCGAGCGTGTCGCCCTGATGCGCGATGACGTTCATCAGATTTGCCCCACGATGCAGCGCGCTTTGTCCTGAATACGGGCGATAGACCAGCGCATGTCACGCCACATCTCATCGATTGTCGGGTCAATGCTGTCGGCTTTTTTGTCGCCTTTAGCGCTGGCATCGACGCCGCGATATTTCTCGTATAGCGTCGCGGTTGTCATCGCTCGCACGGCGTTGAAATAGTGGAAGACCCGGACGCTTTCGCCGTCGAGCATATCCGTCGGCACGTTCTCAAGTAGCTGATAACCACAGGAGAGCTGATAATCACGCCACTCGGCCAGCTCGGCGTTGGTCTCGGCTATTGCGGCTTTAATCGCAGTGCGCAGACGCACCGGCGTCACGGTCTGCTCAAGGCGCATTTCTTCGCGCATACGCTTCGGATCAACGTCAGGGAAAAATGCCGTGTTTTTAATTACCGGCTCTTCAACCGGCACCGGCGGTATGACCATCTGGTCGCGCTGTTGCGCCGGGTTATTCATCACAATCGCGGTCATAACTACCTCAAAAAATAGGGGGCGGTGGTCGCCCGTCGCAGTTACGGTGAGTCACCGACATTGACCAGCGAGCCGCCCAGCGCGGGGCGCGTTTGGTTAACCGGTGACTTTCTTCGGACGTCCTCGCCCTCGTTTCACCGGTGAATCTGTTTTTTTAGCGGGTGTCTTTTTCGCGGTAGTTTTCTTTTCCGCTTTTTTGACGATTTCCGGCTTCGGGAATACCTCGCGGGTGAGTGTCTCAATGTCCTTGCGAACACCGGCGTGGGTGTCGAGCTGTAAGGCGCGTTGCAGGTGCGCCAGTGCATCAGGAAGCTGACCGGCATCACGCAGGGTCAGACCGGTGACCTTATGCAGTCGGGCGCGCACTTCGTCAGGCATATCGGCGGCATCGGTCAGCCCGATGACCTCGAGCAGTTGCGAAGCGTCGACCGGCTCACCGGCGATACGGGCGCGGAGAGCCGCGAGCGCGACCTCTTCGGCCAGCATATAAGGCGCGGGGCGGGAATGGTTTTCCGGCATAGACAGGCCAAAACGCAGGGCATAGCGCGCAATCTCGACACCGCCGGTGATATCCCCCGCATCCAGACGCCAGAGCATTACCGTCATCAGAATGTCATCCTGTGCGCCGGTGCCGCTTTCCAGT